ACTAATTCGCCCCACGCAACCGTGTACTTGCTGCCAATCTTTGCTGAATATGTATCGTAATCAAGCATTTATTGCCCTAAGTTGAGATTGTAATGGTGCCATTTGCAAGATCAATGACAAAGGTGGGGGCAGTCCCAGCGGCTTGCTGCTCTGCGGTGACGTTTTGCAATTTTCCTGCGGAAAGTGTTCCCACGTTTGCGGTGATGGCCGATAGCGCAGTAACAGACAACTTACCTGCCGTAATGCTGCCTGCCAGCATATTATTGGCAATAATGCTGTTGGCTAAAAACAAAGAGGCGTTTGCTGTACTTATGCTATTAATGTTTGCCATTGCGCCCAAGGTTAAGCTGCCATCAGAGGCAACCGTGGCGGTAACTATGCCGCCTTCATTGTTGCTCATCTTAATGTCGGTAAGCGCGCTAAGCGAAGCTGAGCCATTGCTAGCTGTTATGGCCGTGCCATTAAAGCTAATACCTGTAAGCACGCTTAAATCTACACTGCCATTGGTGCCGCTTATCGTGGTGCCGTTTATTTTTACCTCATCCACGGCCGCTATGCTTATTTTACGGATGCCCGCACTTGGCGTAGAAGGGGTAACGCTTGTGCCGTTTACGTCAACATCTGTAATTGCGGTAACTGAGGCGGAGCCACTAGATACCGATGCTGCGGTGCCGTTAACAGTTACCCCGGTTAACGCGGTAATACTGGCAGAACCCGAAGATACTGATGCTGCGCTACCGTTAACAGTTACCCCAGTTAATGCGGTAAGAGCACCCGTTCCCGAAGTTACCGATACTGCGCTACCGTTAAAGGTAAGGCCGGTTAACGCACCAATATCTACAGTGCCGCCCGAAACTGTTCTGGCTATACCGTTTAAGCTTACGCCTGTAATGGCACCTATATTGGCAACACCGTTAGCGTCTACAATGTTAACGCCGCCATTAACGCTTACGCTTTGCACTGGGGCCGCTGCTGACGCCCCTGTTGCGTCTACATAGCCGGTGCTGCTGTTGCTATAGGCTGCCAAACTTTCCGCGCTAGGGGCCGTACTGGCGCCTGCTGCTGCATTGGGCCGCCATGCAGATGTGTTGCCACTGTAGTCCACTGTCCGCAGCCAATAGCGATAGGTCGTGCCATTACCTAACCCTTCATCTAAAATATCTTGGGCTGACCCAGCTACACCACCGACACTGAAGGTTGGGACAACGTTAACTGCGGGTATGCCCGTGCCTGTTTTGCGAAAGATTTGCACGCCAGCAAAGTCCAAATCTGCTGGATTAGTCCATGCTACTTTGACACGTTTGTGGCCTGCCGTAACTGTAGGCGTTGCGACTGCTGGTGGCGTAGTATCGCCAGCTAAAGTGCGGTTGCTTGCATACTGTCGGGTGCTGCGAACACCAATAATGCTTATGGCCTGCACGGATGCCCTGTATTGTTGCCCTACTTGCAAACCACCAAAGACTAAGCTGTTAAGCGCACTGCCTACTTTTTGATTATAGATAGGCAAATAGGTGGTGCCCCCAATAAACCTTTCTAAGAAAACTTCGTATTCGCCAGTAAAAGCATCTGTAGCCTTAGTCCAACCAACCGTTACAGATGAGAGAAGTGCCCCATCGTTGTTTAAGTCGGCCGCCTCGCTGGTGGTGACGTTGGTTGGCGCAGAGGTAAACCTTGGGTTGGGCAGCGATGTATTAGGCGCTATGTCAATGCCAAAAGTATCGCCAAAGTTCCAATCATAAAGAGCGTTTTCTTCCTCTACAGCCTCTAAGTTGATGCCTCCATCGCTTTGCATGGCCCAACCAGAAACTCTAAACTTTTTGTCTGTAAAGATAGCGTTTTCGCCGCCAGTGCCATCCCTGTCGATAGTCAATGTGAAAGTGTCATTTACCGCTATCTTAAACGCCTTGATATTGCAGGGCATTTGTACTGTAAGCTGTTGCCGGTTTCGNTCTACAAGAAGCTTAGCTATACGCTGTGCGCGCTTGTTATCTTTAACAAAATTAAAAGCAACATCAGCCCACAGCTTCTCACCATCGGCCGTTTCGTAAGTGCTATCTGTGTATGGTGTGAAATCGACTAAATTATAACCATTGGCAGGATCCATAAAGGTTCCACGCACTGCGTTAATTCTGTTCTTTTGGCCACTTTCGGTTTGGATAACTACATTACCGGCGAGGAAGCTTGCATCAAGAACATGGTTGCGGCTGGCTGGTATTGGCGCGCCAACTTGCAGTTGGTGTTGGCCTTGAGTGTAGGGAATTGTGCCCACACAAGAGGCTAACATTTGATCCACAATTGAAACGGGACTCATGCTTAAGTCTACTGTGCCGTCCATGGTGTAGCGCTTTTGGGTTGCCCCGGCCGCTGTCATCGTAACGCTTTCATCGCAGACATTTGCTTGCTCAATAAATCGGGTATCATCTATTTCGTCGGCCGCAGCCCCTAGCCCGTTTGGGTTGGTCAAAAAATCCCTAATACAAAGCGCAGGGTTGTTGCTAAACACTGTATTCGTAGTTCTAGGGTCGTAAACTTTGCGCCCTTCGACCAAGGCTGCAATATTGGGGATGCCGCCCAAAACATCTTGGTCATACTCCAACCGAACATATAAATAAGCGATTCCGCGTAGCCTGTGGTTAGTTGTCCACTCGCTTGTCACCGTCACTAAATCTGGGTCTGCGGTTTGGGTGCTTGTTCCTAAGTGTTTTTTAACCCGCACAAGGCCCGCGTATTTGTTATTGCTGGCCGGCACAAATCGTGTATTGCCGTTGCTGTCTGTTCCATCTGCTGTAAGCTGTAAAGCAGTGTCGGCAAAAACCACATCGCCTATAGAAGTAAATTCACCCTCGCCAAGCAAAATGACCATATGCAAATACTTGTTTTCGCTGTTATCGCCACTACCGTCAGATGTTGCAACGTATGCTACTGGGCCGGACAACTTCGTTGTTCCATAAACAATGCGGCGCGGGTGGTTTGTGCTGAACGACATTTTAATCTGGCTGCCCATGCTGCCTTCCATGTCGCCTAAGCTCTTCATTGCAGCTTCTGCCATAGCTTTAGCGCCATAGACAGCCGCAGCAGTGAAGGCCACATAGACCGCCGCTGTAATCAACTTGGCTTTTAGGCCGGTCGCAAAGAACCCTTTTATAAGATAAGCCGCTACTTGTGAGGGCATAGCGACCACCTTTTTTCTACAGAAGCCAAAGGTAACCTAGCTAGCCCGCCAGTGCTGGCAAAAGTACAAGTACCAAAATCTTCCATAACCCCTAGCATCTCTAAATTCTCGTGGTTTAAGGCGCCAACTATATCACCGGGCTGAGCGAAGTTGCGGGGAGCAAGTTCCATCCCGTATTTTTTGAGAACGCTTTCGCAAGCGCCCCAAAGGCTGCCATCACCAAGCTCAGATATAAGCTTTAGACCGCTTGTCTTGCTTTTGTAGCCGGTTTCCAAAAGCTTTAGGGGGTTTGTGCCATATACTGCTTGGCACGCCCCACCGGCAAATATAGCGCAATCAAAAACGCCCCATTTAAAGTGCTTTTTTTCGCACCCCACTAAGTATTCACTTAGGTTTTCACTCCACCCGTCAACGCGCTCCATTAGGAAACCTCGTTGACGTTTGTTGGAACAGCGTTTGATTGTGGGTCTTCGCGGCCCCAATAAATTTCTTTTTCTACCGCCTGCACTACGAACTCTAAGCCCTTGTCGCCAGGATATAGCTTTTGCTGCTCTTCGTTTGTGTAGCGCCCGTTTCGGGTGCGCTCCCAATCCACTAATCGGTTTACAATTTGCAAAGTAATGTTTGTAGTATCGCCAACCTCAACAGACATACTGTCCATGCGGCCACGAAAAACTATTGCCGGCACCCCTATAACGGCATCGGACGCATCCAAAAAAGCTACATAAATTGTTGCCGCTCTGTTGCGGTAATCTTCAGTTAACGCGGCGCTTAAAGTTGTTGTATCTATACCGTTCAAACTTAAGCTCATCATGCTTGCTGCGGTATCGGCGCTTTCTTCCACCTCGTTCATAGCACCTAACTTACCCACACCAAGGTAAGTATCGCCGCCATAAGATATATTTACCGAGCTATTGTTGGCGAACAACGTGCCACTGCCAAACTCTAGCTTTACAAAAGTAACCGCTGTGGGTGAGTCGCTTGCTGCTGCGGTGAGAACTGCGCTATTTACATCTCTAACCATTAGAACGCCTCTACAAAATCAATAGAAATGTTGGTTACTACTGGTGCCCGAACCGTCCACTGCGACTGATCGCTTGCAAGGCGCATAATGCAGGTTGTATCTGTAGAGCCTACAACGTTAGACGTATTAAGCCTGTAAGCCACAGCCGCGTTATCAGCGGGACTAGTGCGTATGTTTGGCGCTATGGCCAACGTTGTTTGCCCACTACCGTTAAAGCCAGCAGCGGCCGTTACCATTTTTAGCTCACGCCCCACACTTGTTTCGTATGCAATGTAATCCCCCGGCAAAAACGCATTTGCTAGGCTTGCTACTCCGCCATCAATTGCTAAGGTTGAGCCGCTTTGGCTGGCGCCGCGCACGGATAGAACATTACTGTGGGCGCTCATGGCGCCGCGAGGCTGGGTTAACGAATAATCACCAAAATAAAAGCGCCCATTCATACCATCTAAGTCAATCAAAAACGCCTGCAAAACCCTTGCTTCAAAATCCTCTAATTCTGAAAAGGTAGCCCGGCCCGTCCATGCAGCGCCCGGCATACGCAAGGTTTGTATGCTAGCTGTAAGTGGGCTGCGAAATACTTGGGTGTTGCTTTGTAAGCCAAAACTTACTTCGCTGGGTAAGATGTTAGCGGGAAAAACTGTAGGCATTATTATCTCCTGCCAGAGGCTTTAGCGTACCGCCCACCTTGCTCTATTGCGCCGAACACCCTCATAAACGTTTCGTTCTTGATAGTTTCTGCTGTCTGGGCAAGCCGCGCTGCAACGCTTTCATCTGCGTTGCTAAAGTCGTAATTGTTGTAGATTGTAACGCCACCACCACCAGCTAATCCGTGGTTTGGAACCATGTGGCCACCTGTTCTTGGGTAAAACATCTCTGGGCCGCGCTCACCAACTAAGTAACCACGGTTGCCCATCATTGCCCCGCCGCCAGCCGCTTGGGCAGTAGGGCCGTTTTGTAGGAAATTACCAAACTTGGCAAAGCTGCCGCCCATTCCAGCTAGCGCTTTAAACAGCATCATCTTAACCATTAACTTTGCAAGCATTGCCAGCATTTCTGCCACAAACGATTTAAAGCTAACCTTAGTGCCGCTAATGAAACCATCTATTGCGCTGTCGAGGAAGCCAAACCCCTTGTTCACTACGTCTAAACCCATCTGTCTAAAGTCTAACGCTGCATTTTTCATTGTGCCAAAAGCTTCTTTTACACCGCCTGCAAAGTCGCTGTCTAAAAACTTCTGCATAAGGGTCAGCGTCCCTTTGGTTTCGCCACCACCTGTGCCAAAACTGCTTACTCCCGAAGCCCCTGTACTTATAGTTTCGTTTTGCTTTCTGAACTCTTCAGCTAAGCGCTCCATTGCTTCAGCTAGCCCATAGTCTGTGTCACCTTGGCCTGCTGGGCCAACACCGCTTGGGGTGAATGACGGCATACCCCCGCGTGCGCCGCTTGGTGTCAGCCCTGCCGCTTCATAAATTGAATTGATAACTTTATTAATGGTGCCGGTAACAGTGTAGGCACCATTGGCGCGATCATCTAATTGGCTCTGCATACTTTTTGCAATACTGGTAAAACTGCTGTGCAAGCTTTCCATGCCGGGAACTGAGCTATTAAACCGCTCACCGCTAGCGTAAGTGCCATCTGCCTGCATAGTCATCCCTTGGCCTGTCATTTTTTTATGATATGACTGAGGGGTAGCTTTTGTGCTTGGCCCTAAAATGTATTTTTCCGCAAAGCTTTCTGCGTTTTGTTCAAAGCTTGGGGCTGTTGCAACCCCTATAGACCCCGGCAATCCAGCAGCCGCAGCAGTAGACATATCCCGCATGGTTTGCTGCACAAACTTAATTAGCATATCGGCTGCGCCTGCTAGCAAAGCCAGCATCACCCCAATAAAGCCGCCACGTTTGCCGCCCATTAAAATAAAGCCTATTAGACCCATTTCGGTAATCATGCCGCCCGCGAACTTATCCATCTTGTTAAACATATCTGCCATGCTGTTATAAACAGCACCAAGACCGCCGGTTATTGCGTTAAAAGTTGCACTTAAATCTGCAACACCACGTAGAAATTGGGCAAAGCCAAGCATGGATGAATGTATCCATTTGCCAAGTTCGCCGCTGCGCACAAAAGCTGTTATTTTTGTGGATAATCTAGCTAAGGCATCAACAAGGCCGCTGTTGCCGATAGCAACTTTGAGGTCGTTCATTGCGTTGGTAAAACGATTAAACTGTGCCGTNGCACTTCTTGATGCGCTTTTTGCACCTTCGCCAAATTTTTCTTCTAGCAAAGTCGCAAGCTTGGGCACCATATCCGTTGCTAGTATGTTACCAGACGCCAATGCTTTATCTAACTCGGCAGTTGTCATGCCCATAGACTGTGCGGCAAGAGCAAATGCTGGTGGCAACCGCTCACCCAATTGGCCGCGCAATTCTTCTGCCGATACCTTGCCTTTGGAAAACATTTGGCTAACCGCTAACAAACTGCCTTTCATCTCGTCGTTAGTCATCTGCATTGCAGCGCCAGCGGTTATAAACGATCTGAATATGCGCTCTGTTTCTTTTGCTTTAATGCCGGCCGCTTCTGTTGCCACGCCAAAGCTTTTAAACGCCCCAGCAGTGGTCATAAAATCCACCCCTAACTCGTTTGAGAACTTGCGTAGTTCGTTAAAGCGCTTGCTAGTTTTACCCATGTCATTTGTCATGGAGTTTAAACCGATCTTTAAACGCTCAACCTCTAGCGTTGTAGCAACAATGCTGCGGGTTAGCAGGCCCAAGCCAAGGCCGGCCATTGCGCCACGAAGCCCGAAAATAGAGCTTGCTACGCCAGAGAAGGCGCCAGCCATAGCGCCTGCCCGCGCCTGCACAAACCGCCCTGTGCTAGCAACTTGTCGTTGAAAAGCTCCTAAAGCGCGCCGCGCTCCTGCGGCATCAACGATTATGTTTAGTTTTGCTAGCATTCTTTTCTGCCTGTAATCCTACAAATTCACCATCCATCACCTGCATTAGCATGACGAAAGCGTCTACATCGCCAACCGGAAAGACAGATAGGTAAGCAGCTATTTCACTAAACTTAATCGGCCCTATGCCAAATCCGGTATCCCTGCTGTTATTCAGCGTTAAGTATGCTTCAGCATAAAATGCTTCTTCATCGTTTAGCGTGGGCACGTTGTTTGCAAATGGCGCATCCGATGGGTCACTGTGGACGGAAAGCAACTTTTCGTATTGCTGCCCCCACGTAAACATCCAGCGCACCCACGCTTTTAGTTTTTTCCTTTTGCCTCTAGCTGGTCATTTCGGTACGCATCAGCATCTTGCGCATAGCTTGTGATAAGATCACGGAACTCATCAGCGCCTTCTGTGCTAAGCAATTCATATGCTTTTTCTTCGCTGTACTCCAAAGCTTCGCCATCCATCGTTAAGCCTTCCCAGCCCAACAAAATAGCCTTGGACATGCACTTGCACATGATGTCCGTCTGCTTTTCAGTAGATAACTTACCAGAGTCGAATTGGCGCTTATACGGGCCAATCAGCTTTTGAAAAATGGCATTAAACTTCTTGTTACCCATGCGAGCAATCAAGAAGCTGGTGGTGTCATCGTGTTCTACCCAGACACCACTTTCAGCCATTGAATTGTTAACTTTGACTTCACTAAAATCCATCCATTACCCCTAACTTGAACGCACAATTTTTAACGTGCACGCCTCGCTAGCATTGAATTTGGCTTGGAATTCCATCTCGGCCATAACATCAGCATTAGTGCTACCTGCGGTAACTGTGCCTGCTGTGTACTCAACGCTTGGAAGTGTGAACGTGTAGTGGTTCGTTCCATCATTTAATTGGAAAGCAAGGCTGCTATCGGTGCCCGCTAGGAACTTTTGATAGACTGCGCTGCTGGCGAAATACACGCTCATGCTGCCGGTGACAACAAACTGCCCTAACCCTATGCTAGTAGCACCAAGTGACCCGATTGCATTACGTGCCCGAAGGTTGTTCTCGATAGTTAAATCAAGGCTCATTACGTTGTCGCTATATGCGCCACCGCCCTCGGATAAGCTGGCCACGTTATTAACTGCATTCATCACCGGGTTGGCGTTGGATGCGGCTATAGCTCCGCTGGCTGCTTTACTAGCGCCTACTGTGGACTCCTTCCCCAGAAAGCTAAAAGACCCAGTAACCATATCGCCCGCTGAAAGCGATAGCGACATACTACTTGGGGTCATTCCTTTATACAGGTGAAATGGCGAAGTTACGCCGGCACCAAAATGCTTTTCAACCGTAAATGATTTTTTAGTTACGCCATTCTTTAACGTGTCAGAGCTAAAGGCGCCGCACATAACGCCTTCTAGTAAGTCATCAAATGTCGCAAAAGATAGCTCAAAGTTTAAATCGCCCGCTGCGCTTGCATCAGTTCGCACCATGTCAGACACGTTGCGGTCATTGCGTATTTCTGCGCTTTGAGTGTTGTTAATGTTGTAGGCCAAACTTTCGCCCGTATAGCGCAAAAATTTATACCCGGTGGTGGGCGCCGTGCCAAACGTGGACTCAGCCGCGATGGCAATCGACGTTAAGTTTGTATCGCTCATTGCCTGCTCCTCAGATTAGTAGGTAACGTCACGTTGGTACGGTACGCTTACATTAAGTTGATATAACCCATTCGCTACCCCAACCCGCGTAATGCTTGGGCTGCGGCATAAAATGGTTCCACTGCTGCCAGCGGAGAATTGCGCATTACGAAAAATAGCAATTAAACTATCTGCGTAACCTCGCGGTACATCTGTCCCAGTTTCCACTGGCACAAATATTTGAATGGTAATTAACCCAATGTGTCTGTGCATTGGTGAGGCACCTAGCTCCTGCTGCGCGCTAGCCCCGTTGGCAATTACCACGGAAATATATTTGTTATCTGAAGGCGCAGAAAAGGACACGTTGTCGTACTTTATTGGGGTTGTAGTCCAATTCGTACTCAACCGAGCCTCTATTGCTTGTCTTTCATTAGCAAAACTCATAACGTTGCCCACAGATAAGCGCCAATGGCGCTGATTTCTTTATTGCACATAGCAGCTTAATGGACAAGTTTTATATACTTGTGGTCTTAATGCTTGCTGCTGCATTAGCCACTGCTAACTTAGTCATACCTGCCGGTGCTTGCGTACTACTGCCTTCTTCTAGGAATACAATGTACTCCACGTTGTTTGATATTATCACATCTTTTTCACCCGAAATCTTCCCGGCTTTGCCGCCGCCGCTCCCCGTGAAGCCTTCTGGTTTTTTAGATAAATCTGCGTATTCTTCGCTTATATTCCAACTTGCGCGTGCGCGCCCGGTGTCTACTGGCGTAAGCCGGGTTACATCATTCCAAATATCAAAGCCCACTTTGCGCACTACGGTAGATAGATTGATGTTTAGCTTTGTTGCGAAAGCCTGCATATCGCCAGTAAAGCCAACAGACTTAACCATTACTTCTTGCCCTGCTTNTTCTTGGCATCCTTGCGNGCCACTGCAAGGTTCGACCACGCATTAGGGTATTTGGCACCCCTGCGCTTACTCATTGCCTTAGCTCTAGCTTTTTGTTGCGGTGTTAGCTTTGCCATACTTATCTCCGTAAATTTAGCTCGTAAGTGGCTACGTCATCGCCGCTGTAGTTGCTTTCAACCGCATCGACTATGTAAGTAACTTTATTAAGAACCACTGTGTCACCTTCTGTTGGCGCTACAGAAAAGCTAGAAGCGGCCATGGTGAGCCGCTTGGTTACTTCCGTTTGACCAGTGTTACTTGCGCGTGAGCGCACGCTGTCGATAATCGCCTTAAGCTCTAAGTTCTTAATGGTTTGATCGACAGTCCCCGTGGTGGTGTTGTACGCCGACAAAGTTTTGCTGGTATACCTAACCGTAGTGCCAAACTGGTTTATGAATTTGGCAGCAACCGGGGCTAGAACACTGTCAAGCGCTGTTGTCATTCTTGTTCGTCATCCTGCACGATAGTAGCCTCTTCGACTTCAGCCGGCTGCTGCTCGCTTAACTGGGCGCGTAGCAAACGGTTTTCCATGCCTTTGTTAGCGCAGTCAGCCAAAGCTTTATCGCGCTGCTCAACCAACTCAGCAATTATTGCGCTATGTGCATTAAGAGGCACGTACTGCGGTTCTTGCTGATCTTGCTGCATGGTTTGGTTTTCGTTTTCCATTTAATCCTCGTTATTTTAAGTAGTGTTTGGGTGTTATCTTTGTAACGCCATTGGCACTACTTTTCAAGGTTTGTTATCAATTAAAATGTTAACAGGCGCTTTTGTTTAAGACCAAGGTAATGGGGTCGGTTGTTCTGGGACGTAATTAGCATCGCACATAATATCTACACCGGCTTCTTCTGGAAATCTTTCAACATAGGTAGCTAGTTGTTCTGTTAAAAGCGTCTCATAAAAAGTTACGCCAGCCGTGCCAAGACTGTCTTGAACCCAGCCTAATACTTGAGCTTGGGTTAAGTCTGCGTAGGGCGTAAACGATGCCCCTACCGCATGAGTGAAAGATGTGCTTTTTTGGCAGTAACAAGTATTAACTTCATCAGCACCGGATACTTTCCACAACACCTTCACTACTACGTTCGTTTGCCCTGCGGTGTTTTCGCAGTCCATTTCTTCAATTGTCCAAGTTGGCATTATCCTGTCCTCGCTGTTTCAAACACGCCGCCATAAGATAATGCCTCGACGGATCCTATAGTTCTGTTCCCGCTACCTGTAACTATTACGTTAATCCGCATATGATGTTCATTTATATCAGTAGCAGTTACAGATATAGATACCGTGCCGCTAGTCCAAGAATCTACTGTTGAAATACTGCCGCCCGCTCCGTGATAACCAGCAATGCGGACGTAAAAAACACCGTTACTAAAATCGGTCAAATCGTTATCTATGCTAGTTGCCGTAATTTTTAACAGGACGGGTTGCCATTCAACATTTGACGTGTAAACACTTACTGTTCCACTGGTAACAGTTGCATTGTCGTTAAAGGTAGAAACCGTCCAATAAGCGCGGTCTGGAGTGTCAAGTGCCGTGTGTGAAGTACCAAGATGNCCATTCCTAGAATGGACGCCTCCGTAGCTTGTAATCCTTAGACGCTCTGTGTTGTTTTGGGCGAATGATACGTTGCCGCCACTCTGACTTCCCCAAAAGCGCAGTTGTGTGTCATCTGCTCGGCCTTGGATATAACCTACACTTGTACTTCCATTGTCATCGTAAAAACTAACACCACCTATACCACCATTGGAACGACCAACAATGGCTATTCCACCCGCACCACTGTTGGATTGAACGGCCAAAGTACCAGTTGTAGCGGCAGCCATACCGATGCCTAAAGTAGAGCTAAACGTAGCTGCACCGTCTGCGGCTATTGTTAATCTATCATCGTTATTTGTGCCAAGAATTAATGAAGCGTTGTCACGGTTGTAAAGATAAGCAACTCCTCCAGAAGTCTGAGCAAAGTCAACACCTGTTGATGATCCACCTCTGGCTCTAATTGTAGCAAACGAACTATTTGCTACATTTAAACCACCACCAGCACTAAACGTAGGGGAGTCAGTGCCAATTCCAACATTACCTGCGCTGTTGATTCGCATTTTTTCAGCCGTAGCGTATCTAAATGATATGTGCTGGTTAGTCCCTGCATCTATTGCGACAGGTTTCCCATAACTACCTTGCAGAACAATCTCAGTGCCATTTGCGTATAACTGACCAGTACCTTGAAGGTCTAATCGACCGACTGAAGTGCCGTTAATAGTAAGAGATGTCTGATTTGAAAGTGATACAGGGGACGAAGTTCCGATACCAACATTGCCTGCGCTGGTGATTACAAGTCTAAATGCACTAGCACTTGCGTCATTAATTGCAAAGGCAGAACCAAATGAACCAACTTGATATTGTTTATTGCTTTGATCGCTTTCAATAAAAGAAAGAACTGGTGTATTGCTGGTAACAGTTAAACTCGTTGCTGCTATACCTGCATTAAAAGTAGCCGCACCAGCCTCAGACATATCAAGGGTGAGGGCTGTTATATTTGAGCCACCATCGTTGCCTCTAAACACAATATCACCATCTGATATAGAAGAAAAAAATCTAAAATCGTTTCCGCTTTTAAAAATATTACCAAATTGTGTTCCACCATCTTTAAAAAGTACTTCTCCACTATCGGCATCAAGGTTAATGTGTGACGCTGCATCAAGTGTCATTTCCCCAGAACTCAAAGCAATCGTAGTTCCATCAATATTAAAGTTATCAATGTCTATTCCTGCATCTGCTGTAATCTTGCCTGTAGATACTAGGGTTGAGCCGTTAGTAAATGCTCCTGCAACATCAACTGCACCTGAGAAGTCACCTGTAGCTGCATCTAATTCACCAGAAATTGTAATGTTTCTACCACCACTAATATCTTTATTAGCGTCTGTAATAATAGCTTTACTAGCAATGACTGTACCGTTTGTAATACCATCTATAAGATTTATATCAGCAGCACTTGCTGTAACTCCATCAAGGATATTTAGTTCAGCAGCAGTTGAAGTAATAGTAGTNCCACCAATAGATACTGAATCATCTGCAACAAGAGCACCAACATGAAGGTTAGCNTAATCGTTAATAGTTACGTTACCTGTAGTTGTACCTGCCTCTGTATTNCCTGCAATAGTAGCAAACTCATCTGCTGACTCATCCCAAATAAAACCTTTGTTGGCTGTGTTAGATGCTGAACCATTACCTCTAGTAACAATAAAACCTTGGTCATTGGCACTGCCTGTATAGCCCTGACCTAGTTTAATAAGGTGGTCAGCTACAGTTGTGTTGGTTGTAGCTACTGTTGTTGTAGCTCCATTAACAGTTAAGTCTCCTGTAATAGTAAGATTGTCAGCAACAGTAACTTCAGACGTAGTATGACCTATAGTTACAGCTATGCCACTTGTTTCTGTAGCTATTTTTAATGCACCTGTTTTGTTTGTTATATAGGAGTTAGTAGCATCATGGTAAATGTCCATGTCTGCACCAGTACCAAATACAGCTTTGGCATTATCAGCAAACTCTAAGGCATCATCACTTGCATCAAATATTACATTACGTCCTGATGTTGCACCTGTAAGAGTTACGTCACCTGTAAATGTAGGAGAGGCAAGTGGAGACTTAGTATCTATTTGTGTTTGAATAGCTGATGTTACACCGTCTACGTAGTTTAGTTCTGCAGCACTGGCTGTAACAACTGTGCCACCTAGAGCTAGTCCATTTGTGCCATCATGTGAAGCTACATTAAAATCAAAAGAACCATCTGCAAATGTAGTATTACCTGTAATAGTTATTGCACTACCATCTGCAGTTATACTATCCAGTGCAATATTACCTACATTAGTTATGTTGCCATCATTAAAAGATGTTGGTCCTAGTGATACTGTACCTGTGGCTGTAAGGTCATTACTACCTGCAGATACATTACCTGTAAACGTAGCACCACTT